CCCAACGGCTTTTTAGTGTTACCGAGCCGTGCAGTGCGAAACGCTCTAAGTGCTTTGAGTCTCGTTGAGCGTCTAGGCTTCGCAGCCCAGATAGCTTCTTGAGACTGGCGCTTAGTGCAGCGTATCCCTCCAATTTACCAGACCGGTAAACTGGACTGGGGACCATCGCCCTTATTTCAAAGCGATGTAAATTTCGGTTCCACCTTCCGGTGGGTCTCCGATACCCCAACAAGGAGTTACGCCCTAACCCCTGGGTCGTTTCAGATATATAAGGCAAAAGCCCTATAATCGATTCTACTCTTTCGAATAGAAACTGGGCGGTCTTCCAATAACCCCTTTTCTCAAAGAGGTTAGCAGTAGCTGTCCATGAAATGATCCGATCGGGTTGACGCTTGTTCTCAGGAGGCAATTTGCCGATATAAGTGGGTGAAACCACGTAACCGGCATAAGCATCCACACCGCAAGACTCTCTGAACTTTCCAGTCCAGAAAGACTTGGATGTATTCACCTTGCAATTGTATTTTCGCAGGTGATCGAGAACAAAGTCCGCATATGCAGATGGGACGATAATATCGTCGCCATATACATACAACTCGCGAGAAACTTTAAAACAGTTTCTGCGAGTCGCGGGAAGGTTGTGACATTTCAGCAAGGCCATTACACATATTGTGTAAAAATACATAGCCTCAACTGGAAAGCACAAGGCGCTACCCATGGATGCAAATTTGCGCAATGGTCCAATAATATGGCCATTGGGCATCTGAGCACTCGTCGAACGACATGCGTCGATCGCCCCCTGAAATTCAGGGTTAGAACGAAACATCTCTAATGCAAGATCCCGAGGAACTCGGTCACTCGCATCAGAAAGATCAATCGTTGCTAATTGACCTGTTTTCGACGAATCAATAGCTAACCGTTGATTGACTGATTGGTCACGAAAATTAATGTGGCCTTTTGTCAGCCAAAACGATTCGAGCATGGCATATAGCACATCTCGAATTCCTTGTTGCGCATATTGCATGCAGCAAGGCTCAACAGCTATGATCCTAGGACCCTTTAACGTTTTCGGAACAGGAGTGACCTTTACAGGTTGCTCTGCTTCTTGGCTAACGATCGTTACTTTCTCGAAATCCTCACTGTAAGTTTCGATACCCAATGGGTATGCGTTACCTACAAAAGGGAAATAAAGTTCGAGACGATCATGCCAATTACGCCAGATGAACTTATGGTTTCCCATACGTTTGTCCGCCGTAGCTCCAGGACCATGTCGTGGATCGCATTCAGCAATATCAAGATTTGATATAGGAATGTCCCACAACATACCAGATACCTCGCTAAAAGCGAGATATTCCGGTGGTTGGAGTGAAAACGTGTCAAAGTCGCGCTCAATATTGATGAACGCTGTGAGAGACTCAAAGACCCTTTTCGGGGTACATTCGAGCTCAACTTTCTTGAAGGACAGGCATATCTGCCTGACCGATTCAACGATCGTCGAGAATTCTCTCGAAGAACAATTATGTTCTTTTTCATCGATAATCCTTCCCGTCTCTTGGTCAAAGATAAGACTGATCATACCTTGCAAAAATGCAGGGATTGATCCATTTTTCCGGAAATTCCGGAAAAGTGTTGAGTCTATATAGCCGGCTGCGAGGCTTCTTTCGAAGTCCTTGCAGAAGTTCGGCAGGGTAATCGTTAAAAACGATATACCTTCATCTTTGACCCGTGACTCCAAAGTATCGAGGTCACGTAAATCAGAGACATCAGCGAAACACTTGGCTGTGGCATCTAAATAGATGCACCGAGCCAACTCAACAAGGTCACTTACGTTGCTTTTCATGGTACCTTCCAATCGGAGGGATGCCATCAAGCCACGTAGTCTTCCTTATTTGGTGCCGAATGGCACCAAATCAATCGGTACCAATCGAACACACTTATAAGCTGTGTTCAGGGAAAGACCACTCTTAGATCATAAGAACTAAGGTGGTAAATCTTAGCCCCAAGTCTGTGGAATGTCAGCCAAAAGCTGACAAATCCTACGACTCCAGGCCAAAGAGCTTTCCCACAGCAGTGCTGTCCAGCCAGGTCGCAAGACCTGCTGTCAGGTAGGCTACTTCCGTCGCACTGAAGCCCACTTCTGGGCGATCAATAACGACATAGAAGCTCAGAGTCTCATAGTCATTGACCGCCGTAAGGGGGTCAGGGACTATCGCTCGTTGGTCGATTCTGGCCATGGTGCGAATTCGCCCATTGCCAGTCGGCGTATGAGAGATGGTAAGTTTGAACGTACCATCAGACTTCTGATAAACCGATTTCTTCCCGTCTCTTTCGACGAGAGGCATCGATTTTGCTACCGCATTGACTGTAACCGATTGTGGATCGGAAAACGCCATGGTTGACCTCCATCTGAGTATGGACTATAACCCTGAGCCAATCCGAACTTTGTCCAATAGTTCAGACTATTCAAAGACCCAGGAAGATTGACACTAGCGGAAAGTTAGTGAAAACTAACGGGAATCAGCTAATGAGGCGCAGTCGCTCCTCAAAACCTGGAAATTCCCAGAGCCGCTAGTATCGCAATTTGCTTGGCAGAAAGTGTGCCAGGCAAAGACCCAAATCCGAAAGGACCACTCTCTTTTCTTTGCTTCGTCTTGATAATTCTTGACGCCTCAAAGACTTTGGTACCGCCCGAAGAAGCACCAAACGGCATGAACTGCCGTATAGTGTACTTCGTTTGTTGGCGGTGAACCAAGAAGAGATATTCAGCGGCCATGTTATCGAGCATGACATCCTGTATATTCTCAAGTTTTGAGCCTATACCGGTGCCCCAGTCGAGTAACCATGTCCACTTAGTTGACTTGTAAACATTCACTGGCGAGATTCGAGCACCATGAAGCAGCAACTGCCGCCTAATGGCCCCTAAGACACCTTGTGCCTGAGGGTTGTTCTTATCAAGATAGGGAATATCGTACTTGAACCGACCTACGCCATAGGCGAGGGTCTCGCGTTCCCTTATCACCTCATAGGTGGAAGGAGCGACGAGCATACTCTGGATGAAGGCAGTATTGCCTGGCCACATTATACATGAGGCATCACCACCCAGATTTGTGGTTTCAGTACTGTTTACAAAGCGGACTTTCCGTCTGATCGACGTATTATTCTCGGCCATAAGGTCGTGAATATGTTGATCATTGAATATGATATTGTCAATTGACTGTGTCATATCCTTTATAAACGGAACCCAACCGAAGTTATGGTTAAGGAAGTGATCCGCTACTTTCTTCGGGGCAAGAATGCCCGAAGAAGGATCACCCCCGAGTTTCTTGTAAATATCCAAGAAACCTCGGGTTGTAGTACTCAGCATCCGGGGAACATCTTTCATTTCCCTAGCTGCGACGAATACTCCACCCTTTTCCAACGGCGGCCTGGTACGATGCCAGGTCGAGTCCTCCAGGCTAGAAATGTCCGGTAGCAAAGGTGAAACGTTATGTCCTATTCCTAAAGCTGTGTCGAGATTTAAAATATCCTCGCCAGAGCCAGGGAAAGGGTAAGGGGGTAAGAACCCTCCTACATACCTAATTCGCCCAAAATATGGAAACAAGTTCCAATTCATGGGTGAAGTGAAGGTACCGTTTCCGCACGCTAGCGGCCAGATTGGCTCGATTGATATCTTTCGAAAAGGTCCCCCTGTCTGCCAAGGCGGTCTCCCGTGTGTTTCATCAGCACAGGATTCCGCTTGTAGATAGGGCCCTCCCGGAGCACCCGAGTATGGAGACCCATAGGGTTTCCAATCGTTTGTTCCAGGCCCATCTTCAATGAAGATTTGCCCCAAAGGGAAGGACGCCGCATTGTGCGGCGTGATACGAGATCGAAAGCGAGCTTTTCTTTCTGCCATGTCAACATACCTTTCAGTTTGTAAAGTTGTGATGTGTAAAATCACTTATGCACTGCTCTTTACAGACCCAGGATAGGGTCTATTTGGTTGAGAATCATCGCTGACTCTCAGACGTCCCCCAAGG